ATATGAGAACAGAGCCGCTTAAGCGGCTCTTTTTTAATATGAATGTATATCTTTGTAAATTTAATATTGCCGACAAGACAGCATATAAGGTTGGTTACACAAAATGGTACATAACAGAAAAAAGATTTAGTGATAGCCAATATAGTTGTTTTGATAACATTGAAATTATTGATACAATTTACATATCTAATGAAGATTATCAGATTGCAAAAAAGAGATGTTTATTTGTTGAAGGTTTTTTAAAATGTTTTTTTAAGAAAAATTTTAGACTTGAACAATATTTTAACAAACCTAAAGGTTTTTTTAATGGTTTGTCTGGTATTACAGAAATGTTTGTGTTGAATAATATGACAGAACAAGAGATGATAGAGATATTTCAAGATGTAAAAAAACACGTAAAGGGGATGTATGGTTAATTCATTTATTTGGGTAACCTTCCAACGAGAAGGTATCCATTGTTATCCGGCAGCACTAACTGATCCAAAACTAGAACATGTTAAATTTTTAGGTTATCCACATAGGCATATATTTCATTTTCGAGTTGAAATTGAAGTGTTTCACAATGATAGAGAGTTAGAATTTATTTTATTCAAACGCGAATTGGAAAATTTGTTTGAAGTTGGTACTATTCAACTGCAAAATAAATCATGTGAAATGATTTCTCATTCAATTTCTGACTATATAAAGAAACAATATCCTAACCGTATATACATCATTGAAGTTTCTGAAGATGGGGAAAACGGTTGTAGAATTTATTTTAATAATGAGAATCAATAATGATTAATTTTTGTCATATATCTCCTACAAAATACATTGGCCAATACACAAAAACAAATGGTGCTCATTTAATTTTAGCACATTTAGTTGAAACAGATTATAATTATACAGAGGCATATTCTTTAATGCCCAATTACCGCTCGGTGCCTAATAATTATAAAATCATGGACAACTCGGCTTTTGAAATGTTTAAACAAGGCCGTCCAATGTATGATTACTTAAAATTGATTGAGATGGGTACAAAATGTAAAGCTGATTGTATTATCTTATCAGACTATCCACGTGAGGATTGGACCAAAACAGTTTTAAAGGCAGTTGAAACAATTGACGATGTCAAACACGCTGGTTTTGACACTTTTTTTGTTCCCCAAAGCACGTTGGGAGATATTCGTGGTTACATTGAAAGTATTAGATGGGCTTTAAATAATCCAAAAATATCAAGAATTGGTTTGTCAATTTTAGCATGTCCTATTGCTATTGGTATTGATGAACAAAAGAAAAAGAAAGAACGTGATGATGCATATAAAATGCATCGGTATCTTTCAAGATTGAAAATTTTCTCAATTCTTGAACAAGAAAAACTACTAGGCGAAAAAGCGTATAAAAAATTTCATTGTTTAGGAATGACTGATGGCCCTAATGAGATCACACTTCTAGAACGATATCACAGATATATTGTTTCGTGGGATTCAAGTGCTGCAATATGGTCTGGATTGAATGGTATTAGCTTTGATAACTCACCCACTGGATTACAAAAAGGAAAGTTTGAGAAGGAGGTGGATTTCAAATTTGAAATCGATTCAAACCATTCTAACCACAAAATAGTGCAAGAGAATATTAATTACATTGATGATTTAATTAAAGGAACTTAATAATGTTCAAATATGAAGAAGACATTATTCTTGATGAGATTAAACAATACATTGAAAGCACATATCAACAACATTATGTTTCTGAAAACGAAACACAGTTAATTGATATTGTTGATAAAGAAGATTTAGAAGGTTTTGCAAGAATTAATGCAATGAAATATGTTCAAAGATATGGTAAAAAAGATGGAGCAAATAGAAAAGATTTGTTCAAGGCTGTGCATTATATTATTATGATGATACGTATTGATAATGAGAGGAGAACAAAGAAATGAAACATGTTGCAGGCAAATCATCAAAAACAACCTTAACGGAAGTACAAGAAAATGATGTGCAACCAAATGCTGTTGATCTAAGATTAGGTAAAGTTTTTTTAATCAAACCAGAAGTATTTGTGATAGATGAAGAACAAAAACGACATCGAGGAACAATTGAATTACAACCAGATTTGGGGGGATATTATCAACTTGATGTTGGTCATTATGAAGTAGTAATGGAAAACATTATTAATGTTGGAGAAAATGAGGCTGGATGGGTAATTACAAGATCTACTCTTAATAGAAACGGGGTATTTTTGACTTCAGGGTTGTATGATACAGGTTATCATGGTATTATGGCTGGAGTAATGCATATATCTGTAGCACCTGTAAGGATTAGAAAAGGAACAAGAATTGGCCAATATCTGTCATTTGAGGCTGAATCATTATCTCAATATAACGGATCATATGGACTTAATAAAGAACACGATAAAAAATATGGGAGTGTGAAATAATGGAAATAAAAGTGGAGCTAAGTGAATTACAAAAAAATAGATTATTTGTTGCTGTGCCAATGTATGGTGGTCAATGTGCTGGAATGTTTACAAAATCAATTGCGGATCTTTCATCTCTTTGTACTCGGTATCAAATTCAACTACAATTGTATTTTTTGTTTAACGAATCATTAATTACAAGAGCACGTAATTATTGTGCAGATGAATTTATGAGATCAAATGCAACTCATCTAATGTTTATTGATAGTGATATTGGTTTTGATCCTAACGATGTTATTGCTCTTCTTGCTTTATCTACTGAAGATTCTGATTATGATGTTATTGGGGGTCCCTATCCAAAGAAGTGCATTTCATGGGAAAAGATTAAACAAGCAGTAGACAAGGGTGTTGCTGATGACGATCCATCAAATTTAGAGAAGTATGTTGGTGATTATGTTTTCAATCCAAAAAACGGACAAAACGAAATACCTATTGGGCAACCAGTTGAAGTAAGAGAAATTGGTACAGGTTTCATGTTAATCAAGCGTAAAACTTTTGAGGAATATGGACGTGCTTTTCCAGAGCAATCATATAAGCCAGATCATATTCGAACAGCAGCTTTTGACGGCTCACGTGAAATCATGGCATATTTTGATTGTATTATTGATCCTGAATCAAAACGATATTTATCAGAAGATTATATGTTCTGCTATAATGTGCAAAAAATTGGTATGAAAGTTTGGTTTTGTCCATGGATGAAACTCCAACATGTCGGGACATACGTGTTTTCTGGAAGCTTAGCTGATCTAGCATCAATTGGAGCATCTGCAACAGCTGATGCCGGTAAGTTGGGTAAAAAGAAACAATGATAACAAAACAGGAAGAAAAAAAGATAGAATTAATTCAAAATCAAATTAACAAAGTTGTAGAAAATAATACATACGATTCAAAATCACTTTTACTAATTGCAGGTGTGTTATTTTCTAGCGCATTGAAATGTTATAGATTAGTGTTAGGGGATGAAGGAACATTAGATCTATTGCACAAATCTGTCAAAACTGTTGAAGGAAAAGTGAAAAAAGCTGACGATATCCCAATACATTAAAAAGGGTTTTATATTATGAAATTGAGTGCTAGAACTTTACAAATTTTGAAGAATTTCTCTTCAATTAATAAGTCAATCTTGTTTAGGAGGGGAAATGTTGTTGCTTCTATTTCTCCAAATAAGGAAATATTTGCAAAAGCAACAATTCAAGAAACTTTTGAAACACAGTTTGCAATTTATGAATTGCCAAGATTTTTAGGAATTTTTTCATTATTTAATGATCCTGAAATTCAATTTGATTCATCTCATTTGAAGATTATTGATGGCAATCAATCAATTGATTATTTTTATACAGATGAACAGATGATTGTAGCTCCTCCGCAGAAAGATATTGTGATGGCAGAACCAACTGTTAATTTTACAATTGATCAAGGTGTATATGTGGGATTAATGAAGGCACTAAATGTAATGCAGTTGCCTTCAATTGGTGTCATAGGAGATCGTAAAGTAATCCGACTGACAGCATTGGATGCAGAAAGAAATGCATTTAAAGACACATATCAAGTTGAAGTTGGTACAACAGAGCACGAATTTAAAATGATCTTCAAAGGCGATCATTTTAAGATGATTCCTGATCGATATGATATTGCTATTTCTGTGAAAGGTATAGCAAAGTTTACTGGTAGTGATCTTCAATACTGGATTACAATTCAAAATAAAAATTCTTCTTTTGTAAGGTAATATATAATGATTCGTGATGATTTTTTGTGGACTGAAAAATATAGGCCTAAGACTGTAGGAGAATGTATTCTCCCACACAACTTAAAACAAACATTTCAACAATTTGTTAATGATAAAAATGTTCCAAATTTGTTGTTATGTGGTCGTGCTGGAGTTGGCAAGACATCAATAGCAATTGCAATGCTCGAAGAATTACAAAGTGATTATATTGTGGTCAATGGTTCATTGAATGGAAATATTGACACGCTTCGCAATGAAATTATGTCTTTTGCTTCAACTGTATCGTTTTCTGACACAAGAAAATATGTAATATTTGATGAAGCAGATTATCTAAATCCTCAGTCAACCCAACCTGCACTTCGCAATTTTATTGAAGAGTTTAGTCAAAATTGTGGTTTTATTTTAACTTGTAATTTTAAAAATAGAATTATCGAGCCACTTCATTCTCGTTGTAGCGTTGTTGATTTTAAAATAGAGAACAAAGAAAAGCCAAAACTGGCTAACGAATTCTTTAAACGCACGGTAGATATTCTTTGTGCTGAGGGAATAGCTTTTGAAGAAAAAGCAATCGGTGCTCTAATTACAAAGTATTTTCCTGATTGGAGGCGTGTTCTAAATGAACTTCAGCGATATTCTGCCAACGGAATTATAGACACGGGTATTTTATCTTCAATAGGCGAAGAGTCCTTTAAAACGTTAATTGAACATCTTAAACAAAAGTCTTTTACCAATGTTCGCAAATGGGTTGGTGAGAATAATGACATTGATAGTGTCGTACTATTTCGTAAATTTTACGATAACGCATATGACTTTTTGCAAGCATCAAGTGTTCCGCAGCTTGTGTTAATTATAGGGGAATATCAATACAGGGCAGCTTTTGTTGCAGATCAAGAAATTAATCTTGTTGCCTTTTTTACTCAAGTCATGGTTGATTGTGTGTTTAAATGAGCCCATTTGATTTTATTAACTCCATCACATATAACAAAAAGAACTTGATTAGAGACGGGGAGAACAGTGATCTAGCCGAGAAATTCTACAAGCCGTATTTAGTAAACAAAGGTTTATCATATTTTCAAGATACAATTATGTTTAGTAATGAAATGAATAAACTGTCACATCTAGATAACAAGCTACAATACGAATTTTTTCTAAATAGTATACGTCCATTAAAACGATATGCTAAATGGATAAAAAAAGTAGATAGTGACGATTTTGAAGCAATACAAACATATTTTCAATTTAATAATGAAAAAACCACGCAAGCCTTGTCGTTACTTTCTAGTGAACAAATTAACCTTATAAAATTAAACTACAAAAAGGTGGAATATGAATATAGAAAGTTTAGTGGAAGTGACGCTAGTGGATCCTGATTCATTCTTAAAAGTGAGAGAAACTCTAACACGTATTGGTGTAGCTTCACGAAAAGATAACAAATTATTTCAAAGTTGCCATATTCTTCATAAACAAGGCAAATACTACATTGTTCATTTTAAAGAACTGTTTGCTTTAGATGGTAAACTAACAAATTTTTCAGATGAAGATCTTAGCAGAAGAAATACAATTGCCAGTCTTTTAGACGAGTGGGGTCTCGTGAAGTTAGTTGATAAACAAAAAATACAATCTAAAGCCCCTTTGAATTTAATTAAAGTGATTACATTTAAACAAAAAGACGATTGGGAATTAGTAACCAAATACAACATTGGTAAACGTTCAAACATTTAGATTTTCTAACTTTAGAAGTGAGAAAAAATCAATTTTAAAAATGTTGCAGCACGGCAAAAAAAATGATATATAGTATGGTGATTGCCTAAAGGGATCACATTGTTGACAAACTTGCTTAAAAGGAGATAAAAATGAACATGAAGACAGTTACAAAAGCATATGGAGAAAATTGGGCAAAAGATTTTGAACCATTTTTTGTTGGGTTTGATAACCACTATAGCAAATTAACAAAAATGTACGATGAGTTTACAAAAAATATTCCCAATTATCCCCCCTATAACATTAAAAAAATTGATGAAAACAAATATGTAATAGAGATTGCTGTTGCTGGATTTGCAACACAAGATATTGAAATTACTATCGATGGGGATAAACTTATTATTAAAGGCAATACCAATGAAGATACCCAAAACTATCTATTTAAAGGAATTGCAACAAGAGCATTCACCAGAACATTTGCTTTAACAGATACAATAGAAGTAAAAGATGCTGATTTAGTTAATGGCATGCTCAAAATATTTTTGGAAAATATCATTCCTGAGCACAAAAAACCAAAAAAAATTGAAATTAAAGATAGTAAACAAAATCACACGCGACAATTTCTCACGGAAAACCAATGAAAACTGTAAAACAAATATTAATACTGCCATATAAAATTATCAATTTATTTTTTGAAGCAAAACGAATGCAGCGTAAATATACCCCAAAACATCACATGGGTAAATAAAAAAAGGGAGCCTAGACTCCCTTTTTTGTTGCAATTTAAAATTTGTTAGTGTATAATTATCTTATATGTAATTATTTGGTGAGTTAAATATGAAATTTTATAGCAATGTTTGTTATGATTTTCGACGTGATGTGTTTCATATCCGCGAATATGATGGTAAAAAAAGGCGCATTCGTACTGAATCATGCAAACCATATTTGTTTGTAACAAATTCAAATAAAACAAACAAATCACCATATAGAACATTAGATGGTATGTCTGTAGCTAAATTACCATTCAGTTCAAGACGGGACATGATTGAATTCTTAGACAACCATAAAGATATAGAAAATTTCAAGATTTATGGTTTAGGAAAAAGACCTTTTGAGTTGATTCATTGCTTTATTAACGATGAATATCCAGGGGAAGTAAAATACGATTATAGTCTACTGTCTGTTGTTTTCTTAGATATTGAAACCGACTCTGAAGGTGGGTTCCCCAATATTCAAGAAGCAGACAAGCAAATTATTGCAATTACCGTTCGTAAAGATGATCAACGTATTGTATTGGGGCTAACTCCGTATAAAAAAACCTCTGAAAATATCCAATATTTTAAATGTAAAGATGAAGTAGATCTGCTTGAAAAATTTCTGTTGATATGGAAATCAACACAGTTTTCTCCAGATATAGTAACTGGATGGAACATTGAAGTGTTTGATATTCCTTATTTACACAATCGTATTCAACGTATCTTGGGGCCAGAGAAAGCTCTTGAGCTTTCTCCTTTCAAAATAATTGAAAAGAGACAATTTGAAACCACATATGGCAAACAAGAAGTTTACCATCCAGCAGGAATGTCAATTCTTGATTACTTGAATCTATATAAGAAGTTTTCATACACACCTCAAGAAAGCTATAAACTCGATCATATTGCCCATATGGAGCTGGGAGAAAAGAAATTAGATTTTCGTGCTTTGGGTTACGAAACGTTAGATGAATTCTATAAAAAAGATCCACAGAATTTTATTAACTATAACGTTAAAGACGTTGATCTTGTCTTTGATTTAGAGAATAAACTAAAATTTATTGAGCAAGTGTGTGCTTTGGCATATGATGCAAAAGTAAATCTTGTTGAGGCTCAAACAACTGTTCGTATGTGGGACATTATTATTCACAATCATTTAAGCACAAAAGGAATTGTGGTACCATATTATGATCCTTATAATTCTGAACCTCAGCATGAAGAGAGAGGTACTATTCAGGGTGCTTATGTAAAAGATCCTATTGTAGGAATGCATAATTGGGTAGTTTCGTTTGACTTAAATTCTCTTTATCCCCATTTGATTATGGGGTATAATATCTCCCCGGAAACATATGTTGATAGAATGTACAATGTTGATGTTGGTGATTTAATTGAAGGGGGTTTACAAAAGTCCGATTTACAAACAAGAATTTCACAAAACAACGTGACATTTTGTGGATCTGGATGTATGTTTAGCAGGGATGCACAAGGATTTTTGCCTCAGTTGATGGAAAAGATGTATAATGATCGTGTTGTTTGGAAAGAGAGAATGATTAAAGCAAAAAAACAATACGAAGAAATTGAAAAAGAGATTGCAAGGCGTCAAAAAGTTTGATTTGCTATATTACAAAGGGATGGAAATGCAAAAAGATTTAACAACCATGACTATGGAGGAACTGCAAGTGCTCCGTAAGCAGACTATCAATGAAATCGCTCAATGCCAAAATATGCAGATAGCAAAGAAGATTCAGTTGAATAGTGCTTACGGCGCACTTGGTTGAGGAAATAAATTTTTCAGGTGGTTTGATCGTAAATACGCTGAGTCTATCACTTTATCTGGACAGTTAGCCATTCGATGGATGGAGAAAAATATCAATCAGTGGCTCAATGAAAAATTAGATACAAATAACAACGATTATGTTATTGCATGTGATACTGATTCAATGTATATCAATCTTGAAAAATATGTAAACAAATTCTATTCAGATCGTAGCAGTGACGATATGATTGATCTTTTAGACAAAGATTGTGCAGAAATATTTGAACCATTCATTGACCAAACCTATGATAATCTAGGTATGTTGGTAAATGCCTATCAACAAAAAATGAAGATGAAACGGGAGGCAATTGCTAATAAAGGTATATGGACTGGTAAAAAACACTACAGCCTCAATGTGTATGATAATGAGGGTGTAAGATACAATCAGCCAAAATTAAAAATGCAGGGTATCGAAGCTATTAGATCTTCAACACCAGCAGCTTGTCGCAACAATATTAAAAAAGCTTTAGAAATAATTATGGCAAAGGATGAAGAACACACAATTCAATTTATTGAAAGTTTCAAGGATGAGTTTAAAACTTTACCGTTTGAACAAATTTCATTTCCACGATCTGTTCAAAACATGAGGAAATGGCATTCTGATAATGGAGTTAAATCAGGCTGTCCCATTCATGTAAGAGGTTCATTATTGTACAATCAGTATATACGACAAAATAATTTAGAAGCTAAATATAATTTAATTAATGACGGAGATAAAATTAAGTTTTCCTATATGAAATTGCCCAATCCATTACGTAGCAATGTGCTAGCAACACCTGGTTTTTTACCTGCTGAAATGAATATAGAAAAATACATTGACTATGATACACAATTTGATAAATCCTTTCTCGAACCTATTAAAACAATACTGAATGTTATTGGTTGGAAAACAGAAAAACAATTCACTATAGAGGATTTCTTTGCATAATGAAAACAAATACTAACATTGATGAAATTGATTTTGGATTTTCAGCTGTAAGCGAAGATGAATTAAAAGAAATAGAAAGAAAACTTCACACTGATCTTCAAAACACATCCTCACAGCTTGAGACTGTTACAAAGACCTATCAAGAAAAGCTTGAAAAGTTGCATGAATTAATAATACCTTTATTGGTCAACTTACAAAAAAATCCTGAAAAGGAATATATCTATTGGCCAAATAGAGCACAAAAAGTAAAAGAATTTGTCAAAAAGATTGATGATTTAATCAAATCGTAAAATGATTAATTATCTAATGTTTTTTGTAGCTATTATTGTAGCTACAATAGCAGGCTATTATTCTGTTATTGGTTTAACATCAATCTTTACAGGGGCGTTTTGGTCTATTGTTGTAATGGCATCTTCTTTAGAAACTGCAAAGGTTGTATGTACATCATGGCTTCAAAGAAATTGGAATATTGCATCAGCAACTATTAAGTATTACTTAACAGTTGCGATAATTGTTTTATCACTCATTACATCATTGGGCATATTTGGTTTTCTTTCAAAATCTCATATTAGCATGACAACGTCAATTAATGTTTCTAGTTTGGAAATTCAAACAATTGAAAAACAAGAACATATTGTAAAAGCCAGATTAGATTATTTGTTAAAAAAAGCTGGAGACGATCCACAAAAAATTAGTAAAGCAACAGACGTGTTGATCCAAAAAACACAAAAAGAACTTGTTGAATTGAATGAAAAAAAGTTGCCTTTATTACAAGAAAATAGTAGAATAGAGGCTGAGGTAGGTCCATTAAAATATGTTGCTGAAATAATTTATAGCAATGTAGATAGAACAGCTATTGAATCGGCTGTGAGGTTATTAATAATTTTAATTGTTCTTGTGTTTGATCCGTTAGCTATAGTTATGATCATGGCTGCTAATCAAGGTTTTATGTCATCATCAAGAAATTCAATGATAAAGGTTAATGCTGACGACACGAGTTGGGTTGATCAGATAAAAAGCAAGAAAGTTTTTATTGATAAAAATAAAATCCACACAATAAGAGGTGAACTATGAGTTTTTTTAGGAATTTGCTTGAGGAGATAAAAGATGAAGATACTTCTATTGCCGCTGACGGTATTGGTAGTGCTGAGTTTGGGGGTTTTATTGATACTGGTTGCTACATGCTCAATGCTATTCTCTCGGGTAGCATCTATGGTGGCGTACCTGATAATAAAGTTACTGCTTTTGCAGGGGAGTCCGCTACTGGTAAAACTTACTTCGTTCTTGGGGTCGTCAAATCTTTCCTCGACTCAGACAAATCAGCTGGAGTCGTTTACTACGACACAGAAGCGGCTGTAACGAAAGCAATGATGGAAGAAAGAGGTATTGATACAACAAGAGTTATAATTTCTGAGCCAGATACAATTCAAAAATTTAAAACTCATGCGTTGAAGATGCTTGATGCGTATGAGAAACAACCTGAGGATAAACGTCCACGTATGATGTTTGTTCTTGACAGTCTTGGACTTTTATCTACAACAAAAGAGATGGAAGATTCCTTGGAGGGTAAAGAAACGCGTGACATGACAAAAGCTCAAATGATTAAAGCAGCTTTTAGAGTGTTGACCCTTAAATTGGCAAAGGTGAAAGTACCAATGCTTGTTACTAACCACGTTTATGAGGTAGTCGGATGTCTAGACGGGGGACAGCGGGTAAGAATGAATGATGGATCCTGTAAACCAATTGCAGATGTGTCCGTTGGGGATTTAGTTCACACACTGGAAGGCCCAAAGCCAGTAACGGAAACTTTTAAATACGATGTGAACGAAAGTGTTGAGTTGACCTTGGAGGATGGAAGTATTATAATGGCTACTCCTGGCCATAAATTCTTAGTCGGAGATAATTGGGTTCCTGCTGAAGACCTCACCGTTGGTGATGATATTGTTACCTTTAGCACGAGCAGCGCTGCGTAATTTCTGAACATTCAAATTAAGGCACCTTGCTGCTTCTGCTATTGAAAAATATTCAACACCATCTACAGTTATTGGTTTGTTCTTTGGACTATTTGTTTGCTTGTTTTTTATCATATCAGGATTTGTAACTGCTTTGATCCATTTTTCAGATTTTCGACGACCCTCAGCAAGTATTTCAGAGTTAACTTTACAGTTTTTTGAGTGATGGTCAGGGTCTCTGGGTGGTACGTATTTTTTTCTATCAACACTGTATGCTGTTTTAAGCGAATCGGATATTTTAGTTCTTATGTCTTGGGGAAGGGTTTTACCGGTGTTGGCTATAGACAGTTTTCGTATCCACTCGTCTTTACGATCTGAATTGTTGAGTATTTTTTCTCTGAATCCATTAATTGCTAATTCCTTCCTAAGTTTTTCTGAGAATGTTGTTTTACCTGAGAGACATTGCCATGCTACCAAATCACCCAAACGTCCATGTTGGTTGTAAAGCTCTTCATGCGCTGCAGCATGTTCTTCGACGCTTAGATAAATTAAGTTAGAAGGGTCATCTGTTCCGCCAACGTGTCTGGGTATAATATGATGAAGGTGTTTTGTGATGTTAGCCATAGGGGTCCTATTAGTTCAAATACATGATTATTTATAAGAAAGAGAGTTACAATGAAAATAGTGTCAAAAAAGGTATACACGTGTCCATTGGATGTGTATGATTTTACGGTCGAAGATGTTCATCATTATATTTTGGAGAATGGAATTGTCACACACAACTCGTACGTCCCAACAAAAGAACTCGGAGGGGGCTCAGCACTCAAATATGCTGCCAGTGCTATTGCAATGCTCTCAAAAAAGAAAGAAAAAGATGGAACAGATGTTGTCGGAAACATTATCCGAATCAAAATGTATAAATCAAGACTTTCAAGAGAAAATCAAGAAGCATCGGTGCTACTTACTTACTCCAAAGGATTAGATCGATATTATGGTCTTTTAGATCTAGCAGAAAAATACGAAATCTTCAAAAAAGTATCAACACGATATGAAATTCCTGATGGTTCAAAAGTATTTGGTAAGAATATAATGGAAAACCCAGAAAAATATTTCACTGAAGATATTTTAAAACAATTGAATGAAGCAGCAATGAAAGAATTCAAATACGGAGTCAATTAATGGAAGAAATGATTCTAGAGAATCTTGTATATAATGAACCATATGCAAGAAAAACTCTACCATTCCTAAAAAAAGAATATTTTCATCAACCTATTGAAAAAACTGTTTTTCTAATTGTTGAAAATTACTTTGTTAAATTCAATCGTTGTCCAACAAAAGAAGTTATTAAAATTGAGTTGGATTCATGTGATCTTTATGATGAGCAATATAAAAAAGCAATAGAGCTTATTGATAAATTTCAACAACAAGATCAAAATCTAGAATGGCTAGTTGAAAAGACAGAAATATTTTGTCAAGACAAAGCCATTTACAATGCTATTATGGACTCAATTAAAATAATTGATGGAAAAGAAACTTCGAAGAATAAAGGATCGATTCCAGAGCTTTTATCTAATGCTTTAGCTGTATCATTTGATAATAATATTGGTCATGATTTTATTAATGATAGTGAATTAAGATTCAATTTGTACCACGATGTACAACCACGAATTTCTTTTGATTTAGAATATTTTAATGATATAACAAAAGGGGGTTTGTTAAATAAAACTTTGACTGTAGTTTTAGCAGGTACGGGTATAGGGAAATCTTTGGGGATGTGTCATTTTGCTGCTTATAATCTAATTTCTGGCAAAAATGTTTTGTATATTACAATGGAAATGGCGGAGGAAAGAATTGCAGAAAGAATTGATGCAAATCTTTTGAATGTTCCTGTTGATGATTTGTCTCTTCTACCTAAAGATACATACATGAAAAAAATACAGCGAATAAAAGACAACACCCCTGGAAGACTAATTATTAAAGAATATCCCACATCGTCTGCTGGAGCTAATAATTTTAGATTTTTAATTAATGAACTTAAATTAAAAAAATCATTTGTTCCTGATATTGTTTATATTGATTATCTAAATATTTGCATGTCATCAAGACTTAAACAATCATCAAACGTAAATAGCTATTCATATATTAAGGCAATTGCTGAGGAATTGAGAGGTTTAGCAGTTGAATTTAATTTACCCATTGTAACAGCTACACAAGTTAATAGAAATGGATTTACAAGTAGTGATATTGGCTTAGAAGATACAAGTGAAAGTTTTGGGCTTCCTGCAACTGCTGATTTAATGTTTGCTTTGATATCTACAGAAGAATTGGCTGGATTAAATCAAATAATGGTAAAACAATTAAAAAGTAGATATAGTGACATTAATAAAAATAAGAGATTTGTCGTAGGAATAGATAGATCAAAAATGAAATTGTATAATGTTGAACAGTCCGCTCAAGAGGATATAGTTGATGATACTCCAGCATTCGATCAATCACGGAGTGGTGTTGTAATGAAACTAGAGAAAAAATTTAAACCCGCAGCATTCGAGGATTTTAATTAATGAGTTCATTGTTTTCTAATTTGTACAAATTACTTGGGCTGTGTGTATGTATTCCATTTGGTTGTTTATTGTTAATAACAACACACATTTTTTCCTGTGTTGTTGATATTGTCAATTTACCATTGAACATTTTGCAATATATGGAAGGTGATTTAGAAGAGGAAGAATAACAAACGGAGCTTTGTATGCGGTTAAAAATAATCAATTGTCATAACAAATCTTTGAAAAAACAAATACATGAAGCAGTTAATTATTACAGCAAACAATTATTTCACCCAAACCTTAGCAGAAATTTACACATATCAATTATATTTACAGATTTGTCAAAAAAAACAATATATGCTGAATGTTATCCAACCGTTGAACAAAGAAAACCAAGAAATTTTATTATAAAACTTAACAAGTCATATAAACAACCTTTAATGTCCTTGGCCCATGAAATGATTCATGTTAAGCAATATGCAAAAGATGAATTGTGTGTTTTTCATAAGCGATGGAAGAACACAACAGTGAGCGAATCAACACCCTATATTGAACTTCCTTGGGAAAAAGAAGCTTATCGGAAAGACTATGTCCTGTACTCAATGTATCAAGAACATAAAAAAATTGTTAAAAATTAACAAAAAACAATTTTTTTAATATATATATAGTAACATGTTGACCTTTTATATTTCAGGTATTAAAATGCAAAGAACAATTACACATACATCCAGTTTTGAGAGCAAAAAGCGCTTCTTAGCCGCAATTTGTTTGCCAGATTGGAGTGGTGTAGGGGTTCTGAAAATGTGAAGATAAACTCACATTGTGTGTTAAAAGAACCCCAAGATCGAAAGACTTGGGGTTTTTTGTTTGACGAGTAAAAAAGTTGTTGACTTTCTAAAAAATTGTAGTATAATGTGTACTTGTAGTATGTAGATAAAACAGATACAGAGATGATGTATAATAAGCACTGTTGGATGTAGTAAACGTTCTTTAAAAATTTGTATCGGCGAAAGCCATCCGATGTTTATCGGAAAGCAGGTAATAAGTTGTCATGGATTACGATTCATGACACAATAACTGTGATACAAAGTTGTTCTTTAAAAATTTGGCAGTTTTAATGCTCCCATCGTCTACCGGTTAGGACGCTGGACTTTCAATCCGGAAAAGGAGGGTTCAATTCCCCCTGGGAGCGCCATATTGAAGCACATTTTAGGTTGGGTGGCTATTGCAAGGTCACTATTTGGGAACAGTAAATTAAGATAGCGTCTTAATTGAGTTCTAAGATACAAAGTGTGTTTCAATATGGTACAATGGTGTTTGTAGTGTAGTGGTCTGCACATCTCGCTGTGAACGAGAAAGTACGAGTTCGATCCTCGTCATTCACCCCAGTTTAAAAGTCATGTATGAGAAACCTAAGAAGCCTCATACAATCCCCAGGTTGCTACACCTGCGACTGTCAACGTAGCAAGAATATTAGGCGTGTAGTGTAGAGGTAACACGGCGGAATTTGACTCCGCCATCCTAGGTTCAATTCCTAGCACGCCCGCCAGAATTTGGGTCCATGATGAAATTGATTATCATAGCTGACTTTTAATCAGTCTTTCCCAGTTTGAGTCTGGGTGGACCTACCAGTAATTATAGGAAGAGTGGCAGAGTCTGGCTTATTGCATTGGTTGTCGAGACTAGTAGAATTATAAATACCTTCATTACATACGGAGGTGTTTATGGGTTTACGAGGTCCAAAGAAGGGTTCCATGCCATGGAACGCAGGTAAGAAAATAGGTCGTGCATCTCACTGGGATGAAAAGTTCCCGATGGAGAGCGTATTCGTTGAGAAATCAACGTATCCACGACACTGTCTCAAAAAGCGTATCATGGATAACAATTTGATTAAGTATCGATGTGCGTGTTGTGGGATAGGTCCAGAGTGGAACGGTAAGCCGATGCCACTGATTTTAGATCATATCAACGGCACAAACGACGACAACCGATTAGAGAATTTGAGGTTTGTATGTAGCAATTGCGACTCGCAGCTTGACACATATAAAGCTCGAAACAAAAAAGGAAGTGTGGCAGAGCCCGGTTTAATGCACCTGACTTGAAATCAGACGGTCCGCAAGGGCCCGTGAGTTCGAATCTCACCGCTTCCACCAAATTTATGCAGGCGCCTATAGAGGCATAACGTCGGGTTCGAATCCCACCTTTTCCTCCAACATATTATGCCACCATAGTGTAGTGGTCTGCACAGAGCTCTGTCAAAGCTCAGGTAGGGGATCGTTCCCCCTTGGTGGCGCCAAAGTTTTAACAACAGAATAATGTTAAATTATTAGTTTTACTTGAATATCAAGTAACAAGAGAATACATCGCCTCTTTAGTTAAATAGTATAACGTCCGCTTGATAAGCGGTTGTAGATGGAGCATAACCATCAAGAGGCACCAAAGTTATGGAAGATTGTCAGAGAGGCTTATTGACTCCGTCTGCTAAACGGATGGTCGAGAAATCGGCACAAAGGTTCGAATCCTTTATCTTCCACCAAAACATCGATGCCAGAGTAGAAATGGACCTGTCTGCAAAACAGTTATTCGTAGGTGCAAATCCTACTCGATGCTCCAAAAAGATTAAAAATATGCTTGACATTTTAATATAAAGCATATATAATGGTTGAATGTTGTAACAGCTACCTTCTGATGAGTCCTCGCTGTTACCTCCTTCCTTAGAGGACGAAACAACAAGTCGCGCATCTGATCTAGACAGAGCCCTTGTTGTAAAGGATAAATTCCAGGATAGCACAGCGGTAGTGCAGTTGGCTGTTAACCAATTGGTCGTAGGTTCGATCCCTACTCCTGGAGCCAAAGAATTGAAAATTATAACATATTAATTCTTTATAAATAAAGAAAAAGGAGACAATATGTTAAACTTTAAAAACTTTAGATACTTAAATGAAAGAGTTTTATCTCCTGGGTTGAATGATAAGCATGAGCAATATCGTGAAAAACACAGACAAGAAATTCATGATATGATTAGAAATGCTTATTCACATCCTTCCGTAGGTGGGTATGGTGGATTGAAATCTGGTTCAGAGGAAGAATCAAAATCTATTCATGATGATATTTCGTCATCTCTAATTAAGATGACTCGGCGCGGAGATAAGATTTCTGCAGTCAATTTATACAAGAAAAAATTTGGTAGAAAATCTATAGCATCAGCAACAGATGGTACCGAACAAGGTAAAAAAGATTTACGTAAAAATAAATTAGAAGATCATGAAATGAAAAGAGCTTGGGGTGAGGTTTCAGGCGCACCCGAAGCGATAGGGAAAAAGATGGGTGTTCCTGTTATTTCAGTCGAAAAAATGAAAAAGTTGACTGGAAAACATTTGACACCTAAAGGTGATACAGGTCACTATGAGCGTTCTATTGGTGGACAACCTCATGTAAAGATTGGTATGGGGCATCCTAAAGAAGAGTAAAATAATGAAAATTTTAGACTATGTTTTTGTATCCTTTGATGAAACTACTACTACTAGTAGTGATGCATATTGCAAAATTTTTATAAATGCAAAAAATAGTTTAGAAGTAATTGAAGAAACTATTGATTTATCACTAATGGACTTTTTACATGAACCAGTCGAAATAATCTTTAGTTCAAATAAAGATCATGAACATCTAGCTAGACTATTGGCTAAGAAATATGATGTAAAATATCAGTTAGTTGAATAAGAATTAAGCCCTATTAGTATAATGGTATTACCACGGTTTTGTAATCCGTTGACGGGAGTTCGATTCTCTCATGGGGCACCAAAGAATAAAGAATCCATTCAGCAAACAAATATAAACTTAATACTGTATTAAGTGAGTTGGTTAAAAAATTACGTGAATAGAATTTGGGGGCAGTAGTGGGCTACGGAAATCCCTTGCACGGATTTTGTCTACAAGAGTTCGATTCTCTGGGTCTCCACCAAAACAAATTGCGGAAGAGTGAAATGGAATAATCATGCCAGTTTCATAAATTTTAAAAAATGCTTGACATATTATTAGAAGTTGTTTATAATAGAAACATATTAAATAATTAATGCTCCTTGGCGCTGGTGCGCGGCGGGACCTTATAAGTCCTGGAGATCGGCTAGATGGGCTGGAACGGCAGGGATCGTAACCCTGGGGGAGTACCAATTTAGTGAGGTGATTATGACTTTGTATAAAGAACTTTATGATGAAATTGAGAAATACAAGAATGATAATATTTTAAAGAAAAGATATTTAGATTATATCTCTAACACTAAAAATTCTTTAAATGATCGATGGGAGATGTTTTGTCATGCTCCTTCTTCATTCAAAGAAAATAAAACATGGGTTGTTCATTTTGAAACAGAAAATCTTCTTGAATCGGGTGAAATTATTTGGTTCGATGATTTTTATAAAGATCGTTATACAACAGTGTATTTGATCGATATCATCGATCAAATGAAAGAAAATACTAAAAAATATTCAAAAGAGTTTATAACTTCTTTTAAAGAAGAAATTTTACAAAAGAATTTAGAATCGTTTATATCCAATTGGGGATAAAAGATTATATCTTCCGTTGGGCTAATAGGTTAAGTCGCCACGTTTGGGGCGTGGAAGATGCTCGTTCGAGTCGAGTGCGGAAGACCAGTTAAATAGGATAGATACAGCAATTAAAACGACAATGGAAAGATGGCTTATTCGGCAGGTACATACCAGAGGAGAAATCCTGTGAAGGTGGTGCTGAGCCGCGTCATCGCAGTGAGTTCT